ACCACCTCTGATGTAGGTAAATATGTTCAAGTAGGTTCAGGTGGTTCTATTACTATTCCTAATTCTACTTTTTCTGAAGGCGATGCAATCACAATATTTAACAACACAACAGGTAATATCACTATAACTTGTTCAATTACTACAGCATATATTGCTGGAACAAATATAGATGTAGCTTCAGTTACTTTGGCAACAAGAGGTCTAGCAACCATATTATTTATTAGTGGTACTGTATGTGCTATATCAGGTAATGTGTTATGAGCGGGATACAGTTAATGTTTTTAGGTCAGGCTCAACAAGGTAATGCTACATCAACATTCATAAACACATATAGTATAATTGCATCCCAAACAACTTACAATTTTACTACCGCAACTATTCCTGCTGGACTAGTTGTTGTTACTATTAGCACTGAAGACGCTGCTGGAGATACTACGGTTTCTAGTGTAACAATAGGCGGAGTTTCTGCTACACAAGCTGCCGCATTTTACCAAAACCAATCGACTGGAACTGCCAGTTCAATTTGGTATGCGATTATCGGATCATCTACAACATCAGGTAATGTTAGCATTGGAAATGCTCCACTCCGTATTGGAATAGGTGTATATACTATTGAAAACTATATATCAGCAACACCAGTATATACTAATGCAGTGCAAGGTCCAAATGAAACAACATTAAGTATTACTACTCCATCAATTAGTAGTGGCTCTGTTATAATTGCTGTTAGAACATCTGGAGATGTATATAGTCATACTTGGTCAGGAGTTACTGAAGATTATGATGTAAATCTTGGAGGATTCACGGGACAAACAGGAGCTTCTTTAGATACATCAACAATACAGGCCCATACAATAGAATCTGTTGGAGATACTGCAGCAACTCAAGGAACATCTATGGCTGTTGCAGTATGGAGTTAAATAAGGAATAAAAAATGGCTATGAATTTTTATTTGACACAAACACATAATACTCCTGTTTCATATGTAGAAATAAGTGAAGAAGGAGAAGAAACTTGGACAGTATATGCCAGCGGTAACTAGATTAGGAGACGTGTGTACAGGACATGGGTGCTTTCCACCTAGAGTCAATGACCAAGCAAGTAACAATGTATTTGTTAATGGTATTGGTGTACATAGACAAGGTGATCATTGGGTAACACATTGTTGTGGACCAACATGTCATGACGGTAGTTTACAAACAGGTTCATCTTCAGTGTATGTCAACGGTATACCTGCAGCAAGGATAGGAGATCCAATTAGTTGTGGATCTATTTCAGCTCAAGGCTCTCCTTCTGTATTTTTCGGTTAAAACGGTTATAAATAATATATGGCACGAAATACTAGAACATTCTCAGATTTAGATCTGAACTTTACCGCACATCCTGCAACTAAAGATGTGGCAATAAAGTATGACGAAGAAGCAATTAAAGCTTCCGTTCGTAATTTAATATTAACTCAAAATTATGAGAGACCGTTTCATAGTGAGATTGGATCTCAGATACGAGGATTGCTATTTGAACCAGCATCCCCAACACTTAATATTTTATTAAAAAGAGCTATTACTGATACTATTAATAACTTTGAACCAAGAGTAAATTTAATACAAGTAGATATTAATTTTTCTCCTGATGATAATTATGTAGAATGTAGTATCTATTTTACCATAATAAATACTACTAGACCAGTACAGGTCAATCTAATCTTAACGAGAACAAGATAAATGGCACATACCGAAAATAAAAAAATATCAGTCGCTGAACTCGATTTTGATGCAATTAAGTCAAATTTAAAAACATACCTAGAAGGTCAAGCAACATTTGCTGACTATGACTTTGAAGGTGCTGGACTATCCGTCCTTTTAGACACACTTGCATACAATACCCATTACAACGCTCTATATACTAACTTAGCAGTCAACGAATCGTTTTTAGATTCAGCTAGCAAGCGATCAAGCATCGTTTCTCGAGCTAAAGAAATTGGGTACGTTCCATATTCAGCAACAGGTGCAACAGCAAGAATTAATATAACAGTAACTGGTACATCTAGTACACCTGCTTCATTGACAATTCCTGCCAATACTCCGTTTTCGACAACAATTAGTGGTAAATCATATAACTTTTATAATATAGATGCTGCGATAGCAGTATTAAGCGGATCAACATATACATTTACTAATGTTGATGTTAAAGAAGGATCTCCACTAACATTTAGATATACTGTTGCAGATGGTGCAAAATATATTCTCCCAAATTTAGATGTAGATCTTAGTACGTTAAAAGTAAGAGTACAAGAAAACTCATCTAGTTCAGTATTTGAAACTTATAATAACCAAGAAAATATATTAGAAATAGATAGTACAACCCCAGTATATTTTATTAAAGAAATTGAAGGACAGCTTTACGAATTAGAATTTGGTAATGGTACAATTGGTAAAGCATTAGCCAATGGTAATGTTGTAACATTAACTTATATGACTACTAACAAAGCAGATGCTAATGGTGCTCGTGTCTTTTCATATCAAGGTCCAACATTATTAAGTGGTAATGTTGCAGTAACAACAGTTATTGCTGCGACTAATGGAAGTGATATTGAAGAAATAGCCTCTATTAAATATAATGCTCCTAGGTCTTATACTTCTCAAAACAGAGCAGTAACCGTTGATGATTATAAATCACTTTTATTTAAATCATATCCAGAAGCTGAGTCTATCAATATATGGGGAGGAGAAGATAATATACCTGCTCAATATGGTAAAGTGTTTATATCCATTAAACCTAAAACAACAACATATTTAACCGATTCACAAAAGAGTTTAATTGTCAATGAAATTCTTAAAGCAAAGAATGTGGTATCAATTACTCCAGAAGTAGTCAATCCAGAATACATCAATCTATCACTTAATGTTACTGCATATTATAATCCAAGAATTACTACTCGCAGTATTAATGATATGAAAGCTCTTATAGTTCAAACAATTGAAGATTATAATGATAATCACTTAAATTCTTTTGATGGCATATTTAGGTATTCTAATTTAACTAGCTTAATTGATGAAACAGAAGAATCAATTGTTAGTCATATTATGACCATTAAATTACATAGAGAAATTGAAGTTGCATATAATACAAATCAAACATATACTATTAATTTAGGCAATCCCATTTATGCGTCAGGTGTTCCAGAAGAGTCTATAACATCTTCAGGATTTTTTATTCCAGGCAATGCAAATGTTATGTACCTAGAAGATAATCCAACTAATAAAACAACAGGTACTATTCGTATGTATTATTTTGTTAATGACATTAAAACTTATGTTAGAACATTTGGATCTGTTGAGTATGCTTCAGGAACAATAGTATTAAACGAATTAGAAATTTCAGGCATTGACTCTACAACAAGTGGTATCTTTGAATTGTTTATTAAACCACAAAGTAATGATGTGGTTTCAGTAAGAAATCAATTAGTGTTTATTCCAGATGATCAAATTAATGTATCTGTTATTGTAGATCAAGTTGCTACTGGCGATCAAGCTGGTGGTAGTAATTATGTATTCACTTCGAGTAGAAATTAATGGCTGTTAATTTATCTACTTATGTAACAAAACAATTACCTGAATTTGTACGTTCAGATTATCCGCTATTTGTTGAGTTTATTCAAGCATATTATGAATACTTAAATCAATATGAAAAACGTAATTTAACAGAACTTAGAGATGTTGATCAAACACTAGATTCTTTTATTCAGTATTTTAAAAAAGAATTAGATGTACTTGGAGAAAGCTATCCATATATCGATCAGAGATTATTTTTAAGAAAAGCTAAACAATTATTTGTCGCAAAAGGTACAGAAACTGCATATAAGTTTCTATTTAAAGTATTATATAATAAACCATCTGAAATTTCTTATCCATGGGATTCTGTTCTTAAAGCATCTGATGGTAAATGGAATCAAGAAATGTCTATCTTTGTTGATATGACAAATGGTTCAGCAGAAGATCTTGTATCACAAAGAATTGATATCATTGGAAATAATATAACAATTAAAGTATTTGTTCCAAGAATTAAATTTATACGAAATAATATCTATGAAATTTTTATTGATAAAAACTATTTTGGAACAATACTACCAGAATATACTATAAAGTTTGGAACTATTACAGGAAATATTGTTCCCACTACAGTAAAAGCTACTATTGTTAGACCTGGAATTGGATTTAGAGTTGGTGAGTTGATTGAAGGCATTACAGTATCAGGTGGTGATACTATTACGCAACTATTAAAAGTTACTAAGGTAAATTCTACTGGAGGTATTACTGGAGTTGCAACAATTAGATTTGGAGCTGGATATCAATCTGACTTTTTCTTATTAAAATCTAAAACTACTCTTGATGTATCTGGGTCATCTATATCAATTGATAAAAATTTAACACAACAATATTCTATTCCAGATGATACTTTTATTGAAGAGTATAAAGAATATGGATATATGCTTAATCCCGATTACTTTACTGATATTTTTGGCCAAGCCACTTATGTAGGTACTGTTATTAGACAGTTTTACGAAGAAACTAATATTGGTGAAAATGAAGCTACTAATTTTGCATTGATTAAATTTGATATTGGTGCAGTTGCAAAGTATCAAGGGCACTATGTAACAAATGATGGATTTTTAGATGATGATATATTTTTACAAGATAGTAGATATTATCAAAAATATTCATACTTAATTACAGTAGATGAAAAATTAGAAAGCTATAAAGCATTAGCAAAAGCATATATTCATCCAGCTGGTACAGCAATATTTGGTGAGTATCAAATACAAAATACCTTTACTAGTGGTATTAATGGTACTATTGAATTAGGCGAATGGCAATCAGCTGCTACATTTACCACTATAAATACTACCGTTGGTACTAACACGATTGCTTATCCATCTGATGGTGGTGGTAAAATTAGAATTGAT